GGAAGCGCATCGTTCGACATCGATTCCTGGCTGACGCGGTATTCTGTTCCGGTCGGGGCGGCCGCGCCCTGGAACGGGGGACGGCGCTGGGTCTTTTTCGTTTGTCCCTGGAATGCGTCCCACACGGACCGCAGCGCCTACATCGTTCAGTTCCCCTCAGGGGCGATCAGCGCCGGCTGCCATCACAACGGCTGCACCGGGAATGGCTGGCCCGAGCTCCGGAAGCTATACGAACCCTTTCCCGAGAACGGACAGATCCGGGTACGGGAGTCTGCCCCACTCAATTCGGTGCATTCCTTAAATTCGCTAAATTCGCTAAATTCGCGCGGTGAAGAAACGACCGAGGAGCCGGGCTGGCCGGCGGATCTGGCTCCGGAGGCTCTCCACGGGCCGTCAGGAGAGATCGTGAATGAGTTGGCGCCGGAGACGGAAGCGGACCCGGCCGCGCTGCTCCTCTCCCTGCACACGCTGTTCGGCAACATCATCGGCCGCAGCGCTCACTTCAGGGTCGGGGTGACCCCGCACCATACGAATCTGTTCGCGGTGCTGGTCGGGTACACCGGCGAGGCGCGGAAGGGGACAAGCTGGGATCCGATCGAGGATCTGTTCCGCCGCGCCTTTCCGGAGTACGCGGCGAAGAACATCCATCCGGGCGGCCTGGCCTCCGGTGAGGGGCTCCTCTCGCTGGTGCGCGACCGGCAGGAGAAGCGCGTCCAGATCAAGAAGGGCGGCCGCCTCACCATGGAGTCTGAGACCATGGTCGAGGACTGGGGCGTCGAGGATAAGCGTTGCCTGGTGGTCGAGACTGAGATGGCTGGTCTGCTGAAAGTTATGAGCCGACCCGGTAATGTCCTCTCGCAGCAGATCTGTAAGGCCTGGGAGACCGGAAACATCCAGTCCATCAGCAAGAACAACCCCGCCAAAGCGACCGGCGCGCATATCAGCATCCTCGGCCACATCACTCCCGATTCCCTCAAACGCAACCTCACGGAGGCAGACGCCGCCTCAGGCTTCGGCAACCGCTTCATGTGGATGCTTGTAAAGCGGGCTCGCTTGCTCCCTGAAGGAGGCAAGCTTCCGCTTCTGAATAGGCACATTATAGCCATAAGAAAGCTAGTGGAGTTAGCAAGCGAAGGGGTTGAAGAAATAGCGCGAGATGAAGCAGCCCGGCGAATGTGGGCAGCGGTCTACGGCGACCTGGTTCGGGCAGGGGTAGGGATGTTTGGCGAGATGACGGCGCGCCGGGCGCCCATCGTCGGGCGACTGTCGCTGATTTACGCGCTCTGGGACGGGAAGCGGGTGATCGAGCCGGCGCACCTGCTCGCGGCTCTGGGGGTCTGGGAGCGGTGTGAGGCCAGCCTGCGGTTCCTGTACGGCGACGTGACCGGCGATCCGACAGCGGATGCGCTGTATGACACGATTGCCAACCGGCCGGAGGGAGCGCACCGGACGGATCTGCACGCGGCGCTCGGCCGGCACCGGCCGGCCGCCGAGCTGGACCGGGCACTGACGGCGCTGCAGCGGGACCGGAAGGTTGTCATGGTCCGCCAGAAGGGCGACGGGGGCCGCGAGGTCGAGGTGTGGAGGCCGCTTGCCGGCACAACGGGCGCGGCGGCCGGCTGTGGTTATCTGGAGAAGGCGCGCGCCGCGATGAACTGCGAAAACAGCGAATTTAGCGAAAATAGCGACGGCGAGGCGTAGGCTTGTCGGTCGACGGTGGAAAGGAGACGGAGGAATGGTCGAGCGATGGCGGTTGGCGTATGAAGAAGAGAAGCGGCGGCGCATGGAGGGTCCTCTCGGCGAGGGGTGGCGCAACCTGGAGCGGCTGGGTCTGTATCGTCCGCTGCCCAGCGAGAACCTTAACGAGCTGGGCATTCCCACGGACGGTCCGCTCGATCCGGAATGCTCGGTGGAAGCATGGCCGGATACGGGAGCTTCGGCGGACGGCCTGGTGCGGGTGTATTTTGAAGGTCTCGCGGAGCACTTGATCGAGCAGGTCCGCAAGTCCGAAGTTGTTTTGGGTTGTGTGGCGTGGTTGACGCACGAGGCGGTCCTTTCGGCTTTGGCAGAGAAGACAGACGTGGCGATCGTTGTGCAGAAGGAAGACTTCCTTCGACCGGACATGGACCCGAAACCAGGTTGGAAGGCCGATCTCAGGCGATCCTATGACCGTCTTCGATGCTCGTTGTGCCGGTATCATTTTCAAGGAATACTTGGGTGCCTCTCCACTTTGCACGATTCTGAAATCCAACCCATCCGCTGTATGGGGCATCACAACGCCGAGCGAAGCGCCACTTGTCCCCGAATGCACCACAAGTTTCTTCTGCTCTGCCGGAGCGGATCGGTTGAAAGCGACGATTTCCCTTTCCGCAGTGAGCCGGAACCGTATGCCGTCTGGACAGGATCGTTCAACGTGACGCGCAACGCCCAGAACTCTTTGGAGAACGCGGTACTGATCTCCGACCCGACCATCGTGCGCCTATACTATGCCCAATGGCAGCGTGTTGAGTCGCTTTCGGAGCCGCTCGATTGGGAAACGGAATGGGCCTCGCCCGAATGGCGCATAGGAACTTGAGATGACGACGCAAGCACGAGCCGATCCCCAGACGCTGAACCAGGCATCCGAGCTGACCTTCGGCGAGCTGGTCCGCTGGTATCGCCAGCGCCGGGGCTACTCGCAGCAGAAGCTGGCGCTTTTGATCGAGGCCGACGCGACCTACCTGAGCAAAATCGAAGGCGGCAATGTTCCGCCGCCCTCAGTTCGGCTCATCGTGCGGCTGGCCAAAGCGCTCTCGGTGAGCCCGATCGAATTGCTGGCGGCCCGCCGGCCGATGCCGGAAGCCCTGCGGGGGTTGTCGAAGAGCCAGTGGGCGGCGCTGGTCGACTGGCTGCAGGTGCGGTGGGGGGAATGACCTGGGAAATCAGCCATCGAGCCGACCCACGGGCGGTGCGACTGGCCGACCTGCACTACAGCCGGCAGAAGCCGGGCACGCCGCAGTTTATGCCGCCCGGCCGCTGCCTGGTCCTGTGGCAGCCCGGAGCCGTCTGGGGGACTTCCTGGCCGTTCGCCGAATACGTCAAGCACGCCTGGGCAGGGGCCTGGGTCTGCTCGATCTTCCGGAACGAAGGGGCGGGGCGAGCCTCCGACCTGATCCGCGAAGCCGTCGCGGCGACGCGCTGGTACTTTGGCGAGCCCCCGTCGTTGGGGATGGTGACCTTCGTGGACCCACAGAAGGTACGGCACAAGCGCGATCCGGGACGCTGCTTCCTGAAAGCGGGTTTCCAGCGGTGCGGCGCCGCGAAAGACGGGAAACTGGCGCTGCGACTAGCACCCGCCGCGATGCCGGAGGCGGCAGCGCCTTGCTATTCGCAGTTGTCGCTATGGGAATACTCATGACCACGCACCGCCGGCACCGCTGCAAGCGAAGGCATCGAAGCTACCGGACGCTGGCAAAGTGCATCTGGAGAAGAGCCCAATGGGTGAAGGGCGAAGGGCCCTACGCCGTCCTCTACCATCTGGGCGGCTTGACCGTCAGTCTCCACGAGCGGGAGGTGGGCGCGGAGGCAATGGCGCGGATACTGGAGCGGCAGTATGGACAGGGACGGCCGCGCCTCGCGCGCCTGGTCGATCCCAAGGAGACGCAAGGGATATGACTGCCGAGGAGTTCTTTCAGATCGAGTTAGCCCGCTTCCGGGGACGCGCCTGCGTCGCCCTGGAGTTCGCCGGCGTCCGCGTTCTGCTGGAGCCTGCCGCCGCGCTCCGCATCGCCCGGCGCATCGAGCAAGCAGCGAAAGCGCTGGAAAAAGAAGGAGGAATCAAAGAAGAGGGAATCTAACAACCGTAAGGACAGGGCGGAATCTATTTACGCTTGTAGCTTCAATCGGCAAGCGAGCAGTACTGGTACCTGCACCGCTGCGGCCCGGTCAAAAGCCGGGCGGCCGGGCTTTACGGCTGATACCTTTGGGCCAGCCGCGCGGCCGGCGAGTGAGCGCTTTTGAGCGCTTCGCGGTCGATGAGCCAGTCCCGGCCCAGACGACGGGCCGGGAGGGAGCCGGAGCGGATGAGCTGGCGGATGCGGGAGTCGGTGAGTGAAAGCAGGGCGGCGGCTTCGGCAGTGGTCAAGAGATCAGGCATCGGCCCGCAGCTCGGCCAGGATCGCTTCGCGGCGCAGGGCCAGCGCGAAGCGCTTCTCCCAATCTTCGGTCTGATACATCGCCTGGCCCAGTTCGAAGAGTTCTTTCTCGAGGATCAGCGTTCGCATGGTTTTCATTGTCGTCTCCCTGTCAGGTCAGCGCTCAACTGCTTACATGATCATATTACCGCATCGATATAATATTGTCAAGCAGAGGGAGCGTCTTTTTTTCGAGGGCGGTCTTTCTGCCAACCGACATACCGAACGACGACGTGGGCAAGGTCACGACCGATGATGAACCAGTCTCGGCCCATCTTCTTACCGGGAAGCTTTCCTTCGCGCAGCATCTGGCGAACGCGGATCTCGCTGACCCCGAGGTATTCGGCGGCCGCTGCGGGGTTCAGCCATTGATCACCGAGAGCCAGAGCATCCGCTTCCGTGAAGGACAATTGCTGCCGTCTCGCTTTGGCGCGTGCGGAGCCGGCGCGAAGCTCTTGCAGCCAGTAGGCTTTGTCCGTCTCTTTGTGGCAGGTACCGCAGAGTGTCTCCAGATTGTCGGGCTCGTGCGTGCCGCCGTTCCGGCGAGGCGTTTTATGGTGGACTTGCAGATCGTCGGAACCGAGGCCGGGATGTCCTTTCTTGCCGCAGCCGCGACATTGATAGCCATCGCGCTCCAGAACCGCGAGCACTACCGCCGGATGCGGGCGCGAACCTGACTGGCTTGCCATTCTTTCTTCTCCTTTCATTCATATTATACCACAACAATAAGTTATTTTCAGGAGGGAAGCCATGCTAACTGAGGAACGCCGGGCGAAACTCGAAGCGTGGGCGAAGGCGGAGGTCAAAGGACCGCTGCCGTCGCGCTTTCTGTCTCTTGCGGATTGGGCGCGGCGCGAGCTGGATCACGAGGCGGCGACCGGCCTGGTTTCGGATCGCGCCGCCTTCTCGCCAGCGGCACAGGCTGCCCTGGCTGAAGCAGTCCGAAAGGCAGGCAATCAGGCGACGGGGGGCAGAGGCAAGGATGGAAAGGGCTAGAGCGTGGTAGAATCAGGGAACGAGCGATGGTCAGTCCGTCGGTAAACCCCAGGCTCACGGAAGAACAGAAGCAGGAGCTGGCGCAGCGCTACACCGCCGGGGAAATGCTGCCGGCGCTGGTCGCCTTTTATCGGACCTGGACGGCGAACGCGAAGTGGGCGATCCGGAAGTATGGCGGTACGCTGCGCCCCGAGGACACACAGCCGCGTGTCTGCCGGGTCTGCGGGGAGAACGTGCCGTCGCCGACGAAGCGGAATCTCTGCCCGGCGCATATCCGACAGTACTGCTCCCGCTGCGACGAGAAGCTGCCCAAAGGGCGTGTCTGCCGCTGGTGCGCGGCCTGCGACGCGGCGAACAAGGAGCGGCTGTATGCTCGCGGCGGGCTGTGCTCGCTCTGCGGCAAGCACGAGCGGACGCCCAGGAGCACGCTCTGCGCTCACTGTCAGGACGCCGCCTACCTCGCGGAGCGGCAGGTCAGGCTGGCGCATCCCGGACGGTGTCTGGACTGCCAGGCCGCGCTGCCGCCCGGGCGGGTCAGCCGGCACTGCACGGACTGTGATCGAAAGCACGAGATGTGGCGGCGGCGGGATCGGCAGCGGCGCGGCGAGCATCGCTGCCGGCAGTGCGGCGACCCGCTGCGATTGAAGGATCAGACCTACTGCAAGGGCTGTACGACGATGATCCAGAATTGGCGGCGCGCCTGGCACCGGGGCAATGAGGTGGCGCGGCAGCTGGGCACGGTGGAGAGCCGGCGGCGCTGGCAGAGGGAGCAGGATGGCTGAAGCAAAGTCGAAGCCACCCATCGTCTGCAGCGAGCAGGAGCTCATCGACGAGGCCATCAAACTTCGCGCCCGGACTTATCAAATGCTGCTGGCGGCCGAGAAGGACGGTGACTTGAAAACGGCGCTCGCTGCCGTCCGTGAAGCGCGTGGGTGCATGGATCTCCTCGCGAAGCTCCTGGTCCAGCGCCGGGAAGCTGTCGTCGAACTCAAGGCGGTCCCCTTGGAAGAGCTGGCCGCGCTGGTGAACGGGAAGTCGCAGAGGGAGACGGATGGCAGCGGCGGTTGACGTGCCTATCACTTTATTCGGGTTTATGTGAATGGCCGCTAATGTCCTCTCGGAAGAGCAGCGTCTGAAGCTGGTTGAGTGGTTAGCTGCCGGTTATCCAGAGCCGCTGATCCAACAGTTCTTCGCGGCGCGGGGTTGGAAGAGCATCTCGCAGCCAGGCATCAGTTGGCACCGCGAGCAGCACCGCGAGCATATCGACCGCTGCCGGCGCGAGCGCGAGGCTCGGGCCTACAATGCCGGGCTGGCGCAGCTCGAGGAGCGGGTGCGCCAGCTCGTGAAACATGCCGAGGCCTTAGAAGAGATCAAGTGGCTGCCCGACGACAAGGGCAAGCTGCATAACGAGAAGGCGTGGCGGGAGACCCTCGATGATATCGCGAAGGAACTTGGGCATCGCCGCGCGGGATTGGATCTTGATGTCAGTCGCCAGTCAGACGCCGATCTTATCGCTGAAGCAAAGGCAATCCTTGGAGGAGCTGATCCGCCGCCGGCCGAGGGCCACGACGAATCAGTTTGAGCGCTACCGGGATGATCCGGTCGGCTTCGCCCGCGATATCCTGGGCGTCTCGCTCTGGGAGAAGCAGCAGCAGATCGCGCTCTCGGTAGTGAACAACCGCCGCACGACCGTGCGCTCCTGCCACAACTCGGGTAAGACCTTTGTGGCCGCCTGTCTCACGCTCTGGTTCGTCTACTGCTTCGAGCCCTCGCTCGTGATCACGACGGCGACCACGGATCGCCAGGTGAAGAAGCAGCTCTGGGGCGAGATCCGCCGGCTGCAGCTTTCGGCTTCGCTTTCCGGCACGCTCAGGATGCAGGAGCTGATGCTTTCGGCCACGCAGCAGGCGCTCGGGTTCACGACCTCGGAGGCGGAGAAGTTCCAGGGCTGGCACAGCCCTCACATCCTGATCATCGTGGATGAGGCCAGCGGCGTGGAGGAGCCGATCTTCGCGGCAATCGAGGGGTGCTTGACGGGTCCGGACCCGCGTCTCTTGCTGATCGGCAACCCGAACAACGCCGTGGGGACGTTCTTTGAGAGCTTCCGCTCAGAGCTTTACAGCGAGGGGCGGTTCCACCTGCAGGCGTCCGACGTGCCGGAGTGGCTGCTGCCGGCGTCCTGGGCGGAGGAGCGGCGGCTCGAGTGGGGCGAGGACAGTCCGCTGTATCAGGTGCGGGTGCTGGGCGAATTCCCTGAACAGGGAGAAGATTCGCTGATCAGCCTGAAATGGGCGGAAGACGCCCAGGAGCGCGAGATTGAGCCAACCGGAACCGTGGAGATCGGGCTTGACGTTGCTCGTTTCGGATCGGATGAGTCTGTCGCTTGTGTACGTCGCGGGAGCTGCGTGGTTGGTCTGGAGTCATGGCGGGGAGCTGACACGCAAGCTTCGGCTGGAAGGACCCTTCATCTCGCCCGAAGAGTGGGAGCAGATACGATTAGAGTTGACGACATCGGGGTTGGCGGAGGAGTCACCGACCGAATGGTTGACGAATCTCGGGGAGCTGCGCTTCGTGTTCAGGGAGTAAACGTGGGCGAGAAGGCCCGGGACGACGAGAAGTTTTACAACCGTCGCAGCGAGCTCTTCTGGGGCTTGCGCGAGCGGTTCAAGTCAGGCGATATCAGCATCCCCAAAGACGACGTGCTGCTCTCCCAGCTCACAGCGCTGCGCTACTCCTACACGCCGCGCGGGCAGATCAAGGTGGAGAGCAAGGACGATCTCAAGAAGCGCCGGCCGCAGGGCGCGAAGTGGACTTCGCCCGACCGAGCCGACGCCTTGATGCTGGCGTTTGCTCAAGGAGGACCGAAGTGGCTGCCCGTCTCACTGTATGGCGGCAGCCGGGAGACGCCGCGGCCGGTGTTTTACGAGGCGGAGAGGCAGGGGGCCGTGGATGAGTGAGAACCGCTACCCTTCTGACCCGCCCCGGCGCAAGAAGCACTGGAAGCCGGTCGCCCTGCTCGGCCGGGCCCGTGCCGTGGAAGACGCGACCGTGCCGCCAGGCGGGCACGTGGACGATTTCGGGCAGGTGTGGGAGAATCACGACGAGACGCCGATCCGGGGCGACCTGCCGGGGGTGAGAGGAAGGCGATGAGGATAATCTACCACCGCAAAGCCCGGTCTTACGATGGGCCCAGGGTCCAATGCGCCGGCGAATACCAGCTTCACGCAGCTCCCGATAACCAGGCCGAGCTTGCCCTCGTCGTCGAAGACAGCCGGCCGCGAGTGCTGGTCTCCGGCGCCGCCTACGCGCATTTTACCGTCAGTCGTCTCTTCCTCGAGGAGTAACCCGTCGATGAAGAAAGCTGACCGCCGCGACCAGGAACAGCGGGAGAAGTTCGTAAAGGGCGCACTCGCTGCCTTCCGGAAGGAGATCGACAGTTGGCAGCCGCAGCCGCGCGAGCGCACGCTCTTGTGCCCTTACTGCGCCGCGCCCATTCCCGTCCCGGCCGGCGGGATGGCGCCCCGGCGCTGCGAGACGTGCGGCGTCTCCTGGGAGGAGCGGGAGTGACCGGCGAAACGCTGCTGGCCTGCGTGGCACCGTGAGATGGAGGTGCCACTCGCCGAGATCGACCGGGTCGTGAAGGCGCGGCTCGGCCGCTGGCGAAACCACCCGGACTGGGAGGATATCTTCCAGGTGGGCCGGATCGAGGCCTGGCGGGCGGTACAGGGCCGGCGCTGCCCCGAGCAGTGGAAGCCGCTGGCGGCCCGGGCGGCTGTCTTTGCGCTCTGGGGGTTTCTCCGCAGTTCCGGCCATTGGCATCGGCGGCACACCCGGCGGGGCATTCCCTGCCCGGAACTGCTGCCGCTCTCCGGCGAGCTTCCGGTGGAAGACTTCGCTCCGGCGCTGCTCGAGCGGATCGACTTCGAGGCGTGGGCCGCCGGCTTGAGCGTGCCTCAGCGCCAGGTGGTCAAGCTCCACCTGGTCGAGGGCCTGACGCTGCAGGAGACCGCGCGGCGACTGGGAATTGCCCGGAACAGTGCGCAGGAGCGACTCCGCTGGGCGTTGAAGCGCCGTCGTGCGCTTCTGGAGGAGCGATGACACAAAGAAGACGCGCTCGCGATCGACTGGCCGGAAGATATTCCCTTCTGTCCCCGCTGCAACGGCGGCGAAGAGACGCGGGAGTGCTGCCACGTCCGCCATGTTGGGCCGCTGGCTCGTGAGGCGTTGGCGCTGCTCTTGACCGGGGAGCCTGCCCGCTGGATGACGAGGATCGCCGAGCTGAAGATGGAGGAACGTCACAGTGCCCGCTAGAGCGCGCGAGGACGACGGAGAAGGCACCGAGCCCCTCGATGCGATGGGGGAAGCCTGGCTCGCGCTCACCCACGCAAACGATGCCTTAGTAGCCTCTGGTGACGTGCGCTCAGTCGAGCTGACGCGGACGGCCATGCGGATCGTGAAGAAGCGGGCGCAGGCGTTCGTGCGGGCCTGCGAGGCGGCCCTCGAAAGGATAGCGGAATGACCTTCCCACCTTTGACACTGGGCGTCGTGATCGCCCTCGTCGTGCTCTTGCTGGTGATCCTGCTCTCGGTGCTCGGGCGTATCCCGGTGCTGGAGGCTGGCTTATTTGGTGGGCTGGCAATAGCCCGCTTGACATGACCGCCCAGGAGCTGATCGACTGGCTTTACGAGAAGGCCCGCCCAGACGACGAGATTCATCTCGAGCTGGTTCCCGCCGCTCTGTCCGGACCGGCGCGCTCTTGGCGGCGAACGCTGCGGGGTTCCGCGAGCGAGCCGGCGCGCTGGGTTGTGGTGATCGAGGCCGGCGGAGGTGAAGAGCTGAAGCGCAAGGCGGCGGACGGCGATGCGGATCGTAAAGAAAGCTTTCCGCCGGCGGAAAGCGCGCGAAGGCCTCGGCGGCGCTCTCGAGGAGAAGCGGAGTAAGCATGAACCGCAGAAACCTGTTGTCCGGTATCGTCAAGCAGGCCAGCGCGGCGGCAACCACGGCGCTGCTGCCGGCCAGCGTCGAACCGGCCGAAGCCAGACCCCGCCGCGTCGTTCAGGTGCAGGCGAGGGCCGTGGCGTACCGCATCCACCTCGACGGCCAGGACGTGGTGGTAGACGGCGCGCTGGCGAAGCTCCTGCGGCCCGAGCAGGCGAAGAGCGCGGCGAAGGCGATGGTCGGGCTGGCGGAGCGGCTCAGGCTGGCGGCGATCCGCGAAGACGCGCTGTGGGCGGCTTTACTGGCTTACGAGGCGCGGTTTGGCGAATTGCCGGAAGCTGAAGCGATCTTCCGGCAGGTTCTGGCGAAAGGGGCCTGATGGCAAGAGCGCTCGATAAGACCGGCCAGCCGATCCCGCGCCGCAGCCCGCCCGCGCCCGGGTCCGTGCCGCTGCCCGCGCGAGAGGAGTACGGGCCGCTGCCCTCGGGGCGGGACGCTGTCGGACATCAGCCGCAGCGGAATAGCAGGGACGCGAAGCCGCTGAAAACGAGGAAGCAATGAGCAATGTCGTCTGGCTGTTTCTGCTCGTGGTGCTGATCGTACTGCTGATTCCTGCCTGGCCCTATAGCTCTGGTTGGGGCTGGTATCCTTCCGGGGGCCTGGGGGCTGGCGCTGCTCGTTCTCTTGATTCTCGTGCTGGCGGGCAGGCTGTGAGCCGCACGGCCTGGGTGCTGGCGCTCTTGCTCCTGGGGCTGGCGCTGATCCTCAGGCTCGGGCCGGGGGAGAGTGAACATGCGTGAGTTGGCGGATGGGACGGTCTGGTTGGATAAAGGCGAGCCGGCACCAGCCTACTGCGCCAACTGCCAGCGCTTCTACCCGGTGACGCGGGCTTCCGAGGTCTCCGAGTGCCCGCGCTGCGGCAAAACGACCATCCACGGGCAGATTACGCTGGAGCGCATCTACCCTGCGCAGGGGCCGGGGGAGAGGGATAACGAATGAGACGACCCGCGCCGGGCGAGAACCCGAACAACCTGACGGCGGCGCAGAGGCGCGTTTATAACAGCCAGTTTCTCCGCCAACCAGCCAGCAGCCGCGTTGATCGCTACGGGACACCGAATCCCTACGCCAATAGTACTAATCAAAACCCTTACGTTGGGATCAGTTGGTTAGGGAGCGGATTTCCGCATCCTTTGCCGGTAGCGCCCCCCGGCACTCCTCCCGATAGATCCTTCCTTCCTCTGCAGTATGCGGCTTCGCGGCCTTCCTATGACCTCGCAGGAATCGCCGCACTTTTGGGTCCTTATTTTAGGATTCCCCAGAAGCAGGACCTTAATCTCTTGTGGAAGCTGCGCGAGACCATTCCCATGATCTCGGCGGCGATCATGCGACTCAAAGAGCTGGTCGGCTTCCCGGAGGTGATGGCCAGCGAGCGGTTCAAATCGGACTGCGACGAGTGGCTGCGGGTGCTGCCGGTGAACCGGATGCAGACCGGCGCCAAGATCTGGATGCAGTCGCATCTCGACAACATGGCAACCTATGGGAGAGCCCATGCGGAAGTTATCCTCAACAACGCCAGAAATGACGTGTTCGGCTTGGTGGAGGTACACCCTACTACCGTGGGGCTGCGCCCCACTTTTGGCGGCTATGCGACACACGTCGTGCAGTACCAGTACGGAGGCGGTGTTCCCGTTACGCTGCTTCCTGAACTACTACTCTCGTCCGTCAACGATATCCGTGGGGACGACCCGAATGGAACGTCGATGATCGCCGAATTGCCCTTCGTGGGGCAGATCCTGAACCAGATGCTGCGCTCGGTCGGCCAGACGTGGGAGCGGTTCGGCACGCCGACCTACCACATCAACTGGGAGCCCCCGGACGATTGGGAAGACCCGCACGGCGACCAGGGCAAAGCGATCGGCAACGCGCTGATGGGCAACCTCTCCCAGGCGCTGAAGGACCGCGCTTCGGGGAAGCCCAACGATTTTTACACGCAGGGCAAGGTGGCGATCACCATCCTCGGCGCGGAGGGTGAAGCGCTGGAGTTTGCGACCACGGGCCGCGCCATCATGGAGCAAATCTGCGCCAGGTTCGGTTTGCCCCCGTTCATGTATGGCTTCTCCTGGGCTTCTACGGAGCGGATGTCCACCGCGCAGGCGAAGGTGCTGACCGAGGTGATCGAAGCGCTGCGGGAGACGGTGACGCCGGCTATCGAGCGACTCGTGACGCTGCGCCAGATCCTTGTGGGGCGAGCGGGTAAGTTTAGTCTGCGATGGGCGCGGGTGAGCTTGCAAGACCTCATCGACGAGAGCCGCGCGAAGCTGATGAACGCCCAGGCCGAGCAGACGGAGATGGCGAACTGGGACCGGAAGGTTCGCCTCGGTATCAACTCCGTGGAAGAGATGGCGCAGGAGTTCAGGGACGACCTCGAGGGATTGAGCCCGCAGCAGGTGCGGAACAGGTTGGATGGCGAGCAGGGCCGGCCGAAGCTCGTGGAAGAATTGCCCGGCTTCCTGCCGGCGCCCCTCGGCGGGGAGGCGATTGCGCCGGCCGGTGGGGCAGGGGAAGGAAAGCCGGGAGGACGACCGCCGGGCGGCATGCCCAGAGAGGAAAGCACGCGCTCGCTGGTGCTGGAGTATGCGCTGAATGGAAATGGAAACGGCAAACATTGATTGAGGTTGCCTTCTGGGTTATTGCCTGGCTCTCGGCAGGTGCGCTCGTCTATTACTGCGGGGCTGCCTCTGGCGAAGGAATGCACGATGACACGGTAGGCGAGTTTCTGCTTGTCCTTGTTTTTGGGCCCCCCTTCCTGCCGCTCATTCTACTGGGATGGCTCGCCCAGTTGAAGATGCCGAAACGAAAGAGACCGGCGCCGAAAGAGCGACCGCGTTGGCGACAGGAGGCTGAGCGAGAAGTGGATAGCTGGTTGAAACAGTGTAGAGAAAGCCGCCTGACCTGATCGCGCGAGCTCAACGTTCAGTCGCCGTGCAGGCGATCAGCGATGAGGGTCGCTGGTGCGAGGCTCGTGTCTGGCCGTACCGCCCACCCGGTGTTTACGCCTGCTCCGTGCCGGAGGATCCAGTGCCCTGTGGGGGCGAGCTGCGACACGCACGCCGATGTGAGGGAAACAAGATCGTGACTTATCTCGCCTGTCTGTTCTGCGGCAGAAAGACGCCGGTGCTCTCTTACGACCGGGAGACCGGCGAGCTGGTAGACCTGTTGAAGCCATGACAAGCGAAGAGCTGAACCGCAAGTATGGCGAGACGGCGACGATCCCGAAGGACTGCCCCTGGATCTTTCCGCCCGCCTGGTGGGACAGGGGGCTGAAAGCGTGGGGCGAGCTGCTGACCGAACAGTGGGAGATCGTGAAGAACCGGCCGAAATCTACCGCCCAGCGCCGCCGCGAGCAAATGATGGAGGCCACCGGGCGGCAGCACGCTCAGGACCTGACGGATCTCGCGATTGAAGTCCTGGCGGGAAAGAAGCGATGAATCTCCCGCTCGCGCTCCTCATCGTCGCTATCGCCGTCATCATCGCTTTCTTGTGCCTCCACGGCCTCGCCCAGCGCCTGGACCGGCTGGAGGAAGCGATCGCGAAGCTCGCGGAGAAAGTGCCGCTGTGACCGAAGAAGAGATGCGCCGCGAAGGACGCGGCTTTCGTTGGTCCTGGCAGAAGGGCATGACCGACGCCGAAGTTCAGGCTGAAGAAGACGAATGGGAGCGACGCTACCAGGCACAGAAGGAAGCCGCGAAGCAAGCATTCCGCGATCGGGGCTTCACGCCGCCGCGCCGCTCCCAGGTGAACGGTCCTCCCGCCGACTGGAAGCGCTGGAATGCGCTTCTCGACGGGGTGCCGGTCGGTTCCTGTTGGGCCTTCGACGCGGACGCCGGCTGGGTCGAGGTCTGGGTCATCGCCGAGCATACCGGCCCAGGAACGCTACGTGTCGCCAACGAGCCACGCCGCCGTCTCTACGGCAAGGTAACGCCTGTCTCCCTCGGGGAATGGGAGCGCTTGAAGAAGCAGCGCGGCCAGCTCGATGTCTTTGTCGGCGAAGACAAAGGCGAGCCGGTGCCGGGAACCGAGATGAAACGATGAATAAACCGTATCGCACGGACATCGAGCGCGCCAAGGCCGAGAAGGCCGCCGCCGAAGCCTTGATCGCCCGGGGTAAGCAGATCCAGGATGCCGAGAACAGGCGCCGGGAGACGAACGCCTACCATCGCGAGAATGAAGCCGTGCAGGCTGCCCAGCACGCCGCCTGGGTGCGCCGGCAAAACGAGCTGCGCTCCCCCGAGCGGCGAGCAAGAGAGCAGGGAAAGCTCCGGCAGGAACTGGAGGAAAAAGAGCGGCAGCGGGTAGAATACGAGGAAGAAGAGCGCAAAGTCGAAGAATACCGGCGCAAGCTGCGCGAGAAAGGCCGCTAATGCATCGTCTTGAAGAAATCAAGCCCCGGCCCGAGCCGAACGACAACCCCGAGCCGTATCAGCGCCCGCCGCGCCCACAGCTTCCCACGACGCCGGAGATGACGGGCAGCGCTCCCGCACGCGGGACGCCTAGTGGTCCCGAGGCCTCCCACTTCGACCGGGGCGCCATTCCCGGCGAGAGCTTGAAGAACAACACCAGCGGCACGAAGCGGGATCTGTCGGGCGGTTACGTGCCGCAGCCGGGCAAGCGGCCAGGAGAGCGACGATGAAACCAGGGACCGGCAAAGCGCCTTCGAACATGACCCCGCAGCGCGGCGGCACGCCCCGCAATACGGCCAGCCCGCCGCCCGATCTGCCGCCGCAGCCTTTTTCCCACCCGCCGCAGACCCAGGGCTGCCGCTATGGCGCGACCTCGAACTCGCCGCCGGGTACCCGCTCGGCGGGTGGACCGGAGGAGAAGATGAAGAAGCAGGGGATGGGACCGGACCCGAAGCCCAAAACTGGAACGATGGCACAGAAGCCGACCGGGACCGCCGTGCCGGAGCGCCGGGACGCCAAAGAGGTGCCGATGCCGACCAACTGGTCGTTGTCGCCCGATCCCCAAGGACCGGATGCGCGCGGCTCGGTGGGCTACAAGCCGCCCAAGCGAGGCTGACATGCAGAAGATCAACCGCGCCTCCGCGCCCACCGCGCCGGTGACGCCGCGGCACGGCGATATGGCGCCGCCCTCGACGCCGCCCGGGGAGATCGTGAACGAGACGGTGCGGAACGTTTCCGGCGCTTTCGACGTTTTCCGTCCGACACCCACACCGGGCTATTACGCCCCCAAGCGCGGCGAGAAGCGGTAATACCAGCCTCGTCTAAAGATCGT